TGATCAGTGCTTACTACAACTGGACGAGTACTTTGAGATTTGCCGTAGGAGTTACGATGACCGCCGTAATATCTGGGATGGTAAGACAACTGACCTCCGCAAGCAAGGTTCTAACGCATTCCCATGGGATGGTGCATCTGACATGGAAGTTAACGTGATCGGTGAGCGTATTGATGCATTTGTATCTATCCTAGACCAAGCACTGACGAGAAGCCACATCAAGGCATTCCCAACCAGTACTACGTCTATTCCAAGAGCAGCACTCGTCTCGTCATTCCTCAAATGGATGAAGTCCAGTTACATTCCTGACTTTAAGAACCAGATGGAACTAGGCGCAAACTATCTGCTTGAAAAGGGCATCATGGTATCCTATGTCGGATGGAAACGTGAGAAGCGAACTTTCCTGCAAGATGTTTCATTGGAACAATTGGTTCAAGCGTCTCCAGAGATGGCAGATTTAATTCTTAGTGGAGTGGATGACAAGATGTTGATCGATATGATTGCTCAGGCATTCCCCCATATGACGGCAAAGAGAACCAGGAAGTTCCTCAAGGAGATTCGCAAGACTGGCAAGGCTAGCATTCCTATCCCCAGAGTATCCGTAGATTGCCCTGTAGTCCACTCCTGCGCTCCTGACGGTGAGGTTCTCTTCCCACCATACGTTATCGACCCCCAAGCCGCTCCTTACGTCTTCTGGCGCACGTTCCTTACCGCTCAAGAGCTTGAGAAAAAGGTATCAACTGAGGGATGGGACGAGGAATGGGTTGACGATGCAATTGACAACCTCCGCGGTAAGGACTCATACTACTTGGATGGTCAAAAGGTGAAACGATTCACTAAACTTCCACTAACTAACGATAACGAGCTAGTCATGGTAGTCTATGCATATCAACGTCTGATCGACGAGGATGGTGCTGAAGGCATCTACTGCACGGCGTTTAATCCTAACGTGGATGGCTATGCAAAGACTGAATTGCTCAATGGCTATGATAACTATCCATTCGTAGTGACTCGACTTTCTAATAACCAGAAGCGTATGTATGAGGTTCAGACATTCCCTGACATCCTTCGTGGGGCGCAGCTTCAAATCAAGACTGAGAGAGATAGTAGGATCGACCGTGCAAGCCTTGCTACGCTTCCTCCAATCATGCATCCAGCGGGTAGACCTCCATCTGAATGGGGGCCAGGTAGACGTGTTCCATATCGCCGATTAGGTGAAATTGCATTCGGGCCCACCCCTCCAAGTGATAATGGATCAATGGAAGTAGAACTCTCGATGGCAGCACAGGCAGATAGAGCAGTGGGACTTGATCTTAATAGCCCAATTTCAGCAGTTCGCCAGCAGTTTTTCGTTAATAAGTATCTGGATCACGTTAAGGATGTACTTGGTCTTGCATGGAAGTTGTTCCAGCGCATGGGGCCAGACGAGGTATTCTTCCAAGTTACTGGAAATCCAAATCCACAGACTATGACTAAGGGAAGTCCAGACGAGAATTACTCGCTGACAGTATCATTTGACTCACTCAGTGCAGACCCAGAGAACGCTGAATCACGCATGAAGCAGATTGGAAGTCTGGTGCAGTTTGACCGTAATGGCCGCATTGACATGGATAAGTTCCTTGAGTTTGCAGCTATGAGCATTGACCCAGTGTTTGGTGACTATGTTCTCCAGCCTGCTGAAGAAGCTACCGCTAAGGTGCAAAAGCAAGTCACTGATGACCTTGCAAAAATCTATGCTGGTATCGAGATGCCAGCCCAGCCTAATGGCGCACAGGTGGCAATGCAGATGCTTCAGGCATACGCCCAGCAACCAGATGTCGCACAGAGAGCGCAAGCTGACGAGGCATTCGGTGGCAGACTTCAGAAGTATGCAGAGCAATATCAATTCCAGATGCAACAAGCACAGAACGCCCAGATCGGACGCATTGGTACTGCACCAGCAGAAATGGGAGGAATCCAAACCCAAGGAATGAACCAACAGTAATATGATATACAAACCAACACTACCAGACGCGCTGGCAATCCTGAAGAATAACGACGAATTCAATGTATTCATTGAGTTCCTAGTAGATGAGCGTGAAGCATTCATTGGTCAGCTAAGACAGGCAGAGGGACAAAATGATGTGATGAAGTTAGCTGGATCAATTTCTACGCTTGACGAGATCCTACAATTAGTTAGGGTTTCCTCAGAGGGTTAAATTCCTTCTGTTCTGTTTATCGTGTTAGTGTGTTAATGGGGATGCCTCCGTAGTTTAATTACTGCGGGGGCATTTTTGTGTCAGCTTGACAGATTAGAATTACATACTCAGTTCTCGTGTATCGCTATCGCCTAGCGTAATTGGCGTTATAATATATGAGTGAAGAATCTACGGCCATCGCTGGGGTCACAGAACCAGTGTCGAATGTATCAGTTGAAGAGTATATTGCTCGCAGGACTGGTATTGCATCAAACAACGAGGAACCTGCTGAAGAGTCTGAAGAAGAGTCTGAGGTTGAATCAGAAGATCAAGAGATTGATCAGACAGAGGATGCTGAATATTCTGATGAGGATGAAGAGGTAAGTTCTGAGGAAGCTGAATTAGATTTGCTTAATCTATCTACTGAGCAGATTCAAGAGCTAGCTAAGAAGGGAAAGAGTCGATTGCTCCAGCGTGTTGGTGAACTCACCGCACAAAAGAGACTGCTTGAGGAAAAACTCCACCAACAAGCGATTACCAGACCAACTAAAGAAATCCCGCATACGGAAAACCCATTCCGCGAGATCAATTCAGTTGAAGGACTCCTTGCAAAGCATACGGAACTTGAACAGGTCTTGGACGATACTGACGCTATCTTGGAAGAGCATGAGGACTACGGGCCAGATGACATCATCACCGTGGGAGATCGTGAGTTCACCAAGAGAGAGATCAGAAAAGCAAATCGAAATGCCCGTGAGGCGATCACTAAATATATTCCAGCCCAAGAGAAGCAGATTGCTAAAATCCAGCAACTCTCTCAGATGGAAGAGCATTATTCAGCGGCGGCAAAGAAAGAAGTTCCAGATATTCTCGATACTGAGAGTGAGATCGGAACACGCTTTAGTGCCATGATGCAAGACCCAATCGTTCAACAGGTCAAAAATCAGATTCCAGAACTTGGCGCACAGTTAGAATATCTTCTAGCTCATGCCGCAAACTCTATCTTTGGAAAAGGAAAACCTAGAATCAATGCATCAGCAGTTGGAAGTAAGTTGAAGATAAATCCGTCTTCATCACCGATTGGATCTGGAGCAGCAAGAACAGGATCTGTTAAGCCAAAGAAGGCAGCGGAGGCGTATAACAAGTTCGAACAATCGCACTCAGTAGATGATTGGATCTCAGCTAGAATCGCTAAATACAAATAATCTCAACTAAACTAATATACCTATATGGCTATCTCAAATACCTACTCCCCAAATGCACCTACTGGTCGTTCGACGACTGGTTCCGCTATTGGAAACCGCGAGGATCTGTCTAATGAATTGACGCTCCTTGCACCAGAAGAAACCCCACTCCTTTCGCTTGCTGGCAAAGGCACTGCTAAATCGACGTTCTCTGAATGGACGGCTGATAAACTGGCTGCTCCTCAGACCGCTGGTATCTCTGAAGGTTCGGATGTTAACTCGTTCTCCGACAAGTTTGCTGATCGCGCACGTCTTGGTAACTACGTTCAAATCTTCCGTAGAGACTTCATGGTGAGTAGCTTACAAGGAGCCGAGAACTCTGTTGGCCCAGCGACCGTCGCCCAGGCTGAAGCAAAATCGATGAGAGAATTGAAGCGTGACGTGGAAGCCCGCCTCTGCTCGAACTCCGACATGACCGCTGAAGATGGTACTGGTACTCCATACGCATTCCGTGGTCTTGGATCGTGGTTGCAAACCGCTGCTCAAACGACTAACCCAGTTCCTGCTGCATATCGTACTCCTACGGATAGCATCCTTGGTTCGGCTCCTACTGAAACTTCGTTCAACAACATCATCGCTTCGATCTTCTCCGTGAACGGTGAGGCTAACTCGTTGACTCTGGTTGCTAACGTGGCTCTTCGTAAGACCATCTCGAACTTCACTCGTTCCAGCCAAGCCGCCGCTTCTGAAGCAGTTTATAATGTCCATCAGATGGCAGATAGCAAGAAGGTCACTCACTCCGTTCAACTTTATGATTCCGATTTCGGCGTTGTTAAAGTTATCAATGGTAACCCTGACTGTATGACTGCAAGCACCAACCTTGGTTTCCTTATCAACCCAGCATATCTCCAGTTCAACACTTTGATTCCAATGGGTGCTACTCGCCTTGAGAACCAAGGTGGTGGTGAGCGTGGTTTTGTTGACATGGCAGGTACGCTGGTTGTTAAGCATCCAGGCGCACACGGTAAGATCGCATACTAATCTTAATAATAACTAATAACTAAATAATTATATGCCTCAACTATCAAATAACGAAAAAAGTCCGTTTACGGATGTAGTTCGACTTACCTATCAAGATATGATCACCAATAGTGTGGCACTTCTTGCTGGTACTTATAAGATCGCACAGGTTCCTGCTCAAGGCGGCGTTGACCTTGTTGTTCTTGCTCGTCCTACCCTGTTTACTAACTCTACTGCAATTAGCGCAAGTGTTGGAACCAACTCTGGTACGGCTGATACTTATATCGCGGCCCGTGCTATCGGTGGAGCTCCAGCAGCAATTGCTCCAGTTGCTAACACTGGTACGGACTTTGTTCAGACCGCTGGTAATACTACGATTGAAGCTGGATCTCTTCCAGTTTCTCTGTCTGCTACCGCGACTCCAGTTTACCTCAAGCTTACGGCGGTTCCTACCTCCTCTGAACTTACTGGTGAACTTCTCATTGGTTTCAGAATGATTGACATTGGTCGTTTCCTTAACGCCTAATCCCTAATTGGGTGGGGGTGGTTTAATTACTGCCCTCACCCTTTTTTTGCACACACATGATATCTGAAGCAGCAATGAACAACGCTCTAATCAAAGAGCTATGCAGTGGACGAATGCTGATGGAAACTCAGCAAAAATTCCGCGAGAGAGCCTGCGCTCAAGAAGCCTTTGAGGCGCGTGGACATAAATCAATTACAGGACTTGGCAAGATGATTGCCAGCATTCCCAGCCATGAGTATTTCCTAATTCGGGAGAAGTATGGTAACGATTGCTGGAACGATCCTGCCTTTGTCAGAGATTTCAGAAAAATGGAGCCTTCCATGGCTTGCAATAACTTCTAATGCCTACTAGAACCTACGCCCAACTACTGTCATTGATCCAAGCACTATGCGGGGTCACGTTTGCAACTATTGAACTTGGACGTATCAAGGCACTCTTAAATCGCAGGGCATTCACTGCGTATCGGGCTAGTAACTTCTGGCCTAGATTTTTAACTGTTGGCGAGGAAAGATCCTTATTTGGAAATGTATTAACATC